TAGTTTCCATACCATTCCATCAAATTCAACGCTTTCATTATCACAAATTATACCTTTCATTTAGTACTCCTTGGTAATAACTATGCGCCTGGGGGTCAAGCTGATGTTGTTCCCCAACCTGTATCTGGCTGCATGTTTTCAGTCATACCCTGTTCAGCCATATGTTTGGGAGCATGCTTTGAAGGACGAGATGTTTGGGGCATATTAGGATCATAAATTCGCTGTGCTTCAACAGCAGCGAATATATCACCAATACTTCTCTTATTGTTATCCTTCTTCTTCTCTTCTTGAGGTTTTGCAACTTCAGGAGTAGCCATGGTTGTTAGTTCATCCATAACCTCCTGACCGAATGCTCCTCTTAATTTATCTTTCATATTCATATTTATTCTCCTTTATATAAACTATGTTATACACCGTAGCTACCTAATAGATCGGGTGAGTAACCATAAGTCTGGAATGTATCTCTAACTGCTTGGAGTTTTTCTTCTGCTGACATAGTTTTACTAGCAATACTTTTCTTAACATTATCTGAAAGACCTTTAAGTGCAAAGTCTTCTGTTGCTCCTGTAGCCAATTTCCTAAGGTCGAATAGAGCTGCATCGATAGCTTCGAGCTGTCTATTAGCTGCCATTTGCTGAGGAGACTGTGCCATGGATGGAAGACTTGCTTGCAAGTTTGAATAACCTAAGAGTGCATCTGTATCAAGACCAGAGAGTACATCTCTAGCTTTTAACTGAGCCATAAACTTCTCTGCCTGATCACCATCGGGCCAAACTGTATTAGCTGTCATTTTAGGGTCAAAACCATTAGTATTCATAAACGAATTTAATATATGTTCTTGTAATGAAACACCCTGTTCAGCCATTTTCTCTTTGTAATATTCTCTTCTAAGAGCACCAATAACCATCATATTATACTTACTATTAAGCTGTCTCTTAGGAGCGGCATCTGCCATTGCTTCTGGTGTTGCAGTTTCAGTAGGTATAGCAGAAGGGTTTTCAATTGCAGTACCAAGTCCGGGAGCTGCTTTATCCATAGTCTCTGCTTCATCTGGAGTTACATCTTTAGAAGTAAGTCTTGATACTCCACGAGCTGCTTGCTGAATTCCTTCATCAGTTACTTTGGAGAGTGCATTAGCACCAAAACCTAAAGCTTTTGTACCAAGTTTTGGTATTAATTTATTTGCTGCAGAACCTAACAATGCTCCACCAGCAGCACCAGCGATATTATCCATAATACCTTCTTCACCAGTACCCATTGCTCCACCAAGTACTGCTCCACCAGGAGATAGTTGAGACATTGCCTGTTTCATAAATGTATCTGAACCACCAGTAAATACTTTACCAGGATCAGATGCATCTCTCATTGCTGCAGAACCGAGTGCTCTAATATTTGTCCAGTCTTTTTTGAGTTTAGTAAAGTCTGCACCAGATAGATCATCTGCTAATTTAATTGAGGCATCATCATAAAGTTCTTTGACAAGTCCTGCCAATGAACCTTTGGCTGCTTTACCCATATCATCACTTTTCATACCACGAGCAATAAAGTCATCTAATATACTTCTTGTTCCTGCCCAGTTTGTACCTCTATCCGCTCTTGTAATAACATCACTAATTATCTCTTTAGCTTCTGCCTCATCAAACTTATCTAAGATACCCGCTGCTCTACTATCTTTTAACATATCATCTAAGATGTTTGAAGGTTTAAGACCAACTTCATCTACCTTGTTTCCGAGTGCCTTCCATATGTCTGCCTGACCACTATACTTTTCAGCAACATCATCAAGAGACTGAATACCTTCTCTTCTAAGAAATGATGCAAGGTCTGCAATTTTATCATCTGCTTTATTAAGACCACCACCAGTAGCTCTTCTTGCTCCACCGAGTACATCGCTTCTTACTCGTCTTGCCTGACCACCCGTAACAGCGTTTATAGTAGCATCATCAATTGCACCACCCGCTTTACCTAATAGTTTTCCAAGACCAAGCTCTGCTCCACCACCAAGTGCAGTACCAAGTGCTGCTTGCTTAAGGAAGTCTCCGCCACTATCAGCTGTAAATGCGGCTTGAGGAACTGCTTGTGATGCTCCTCTCAACATAGCACCTTTAGCACCCTTCATAGTTCTTAATATATCTCCTGCTCTATCAGCAGTTTGTCCTGCTTGTGCTAAACGACCAGCCATTCCACCCGCTCTCGTTAGATCAACAGCAGTATCTGCACCTTTAGCAAGTCTGGCTGCAGTAGTAAGTCCTTTACCACCAAGCTTAGCAAGACCTCCAACGGGTACTAACATACCTCCAACAAGTCCCAAACCAGTACCGACACCAGCAGCTAATGGGTTTTGTTCTCTGAGTGTTTGAATTTCGTTGTAAAAGTCTCCACCTTTTTTCTTAGCCATCCATTCAGGAAGACCAAAAAGTAGTTCATTTACTCCAGTCCATGCTCCAGTACCTAGTTGTTCCAACCAGTCATCTCTATCTGAAAGTGCCATAAATTATCTCCTTATTCCATATTGAATTGTCCAGCCGCTGACTGGAGTGAAGCTAGAAATTCAGCGTCGCTCATTGGTGCGTTACCGCTCGCTTCTGCTCTAGCATCTGCTGTAGCTCTAATAGCTTCTAAGTCTTGTGTTCCAGCCATTTCAGCTAATTCCTTTTGAAACTGCTGTTGCTGTGCTTGTTGTGATGCTGCCCATTCTCTTTCAATTGCAGCTTGCTCTTCTTCGTAAGTTCTACCCTTACTTATCATATCCTCTTCCCAAGCTCTTGATGCTTCTTCATCAGATATTCTATTTTTTCTCTGTAATATAGTTTCACTATCATTACCAGCATAACCATACAAGAATGACTGAATAAGACCGAGTATTGGAACACCATAGTCTTCCATTAAACCTTTAGCTCTACTTAAGAAGTCCTCTTCTGTTTTAGCATCTTCAAGAGTTGTTATAACTTCTTCTTCAACTTTAGGGGGTACTGGTATTTCCGCTCCCGCTGCAGCTTCTTCTTCTGCAGCAACTGCTTCCTCTTCTTGAGTAGCAGGTGAAACTAGTACATCCTCTTCAGGAGGAGTTTCTACTTCTTTTGGACCATCATATGGTTGAGCAGAAGATATGGCATCAACTTCGGGTTGAGCATCTTTATCATCCCAACCAAGAACTTCTCTTGACATCGCCTCACGCTCTTCTGGAGTTTCAAGAGAGGGTCTTACACCCGTTTCCATTTCTTTCTTATCAAGTGTAGCAGCTAATGTCATACCATCAACCATACTCATATTTTCAAGGTTATTTTGCTGTGCCTGTGCAAAGGCGTTATCTATAACTTCCTGACCCATGGCATCTGCTTCTTCCTGAGTTGAACCAGTTCTGAGAGCTGTATCTACAGCTTTATCTCTCATTATATCAGATCGTGTAGCAATAGGACTTCCGCCAATTTCAGCAGCCTGAACATCCTGTCTAGTTGGTGCAGTAATAGGGTTATATTCTTCTGGCATCCAGGTATCTTTTAATGCAGTGTTCTCCGCCATTTGTTGTGCTTCATTTTCATTATTTTCTCTGCGTTCTTGAATTGGGTCAATTACCTTATCCTGGACAAAGTCTTTAATATTTCCGAATAAACCTCTTCCTTTTTCTTCCGTACCACTATTTGCCCTTAATGCATCTATTTCAGCTTTCTGCTGAGCATATGCCGCATCAAAGTAAGGACTATTTGGATCTTCAGCAGCTGGTATAAAATTGTCCTGTCTTACATCTCCCATTTTAATTCTCCTTGATATCTTTCTTCAAATTCTTATCACTAAATACTTGTGCATAGTGGCTCTTAGGTTTTTGTTCTTGTACTGGTACTTCTGCTGGTTTTTCAACTTCATGTGTTACAACCTGTGGTTGTTCTGCTGGCTGTACGTCATCACTTACTTTATTTGCATTTTTTGCAAACTGAGAACCAATTGTTCCAATACTTTTCTGACCACTCTTTTCTCTATCTTTTCTTCTATCATCTCTATCTCTTCTGGATGAGGATGAATTACCACCCCAAGTTCCACCACCAAGACCTCTATTATTACCCGATGCTGATGGTGGTCTTCTATCATTTTGTGCATTTCTTACACCACCAAACTTCTTACCCTTAACACCCTCATTTCTGTCACCACCAGCAATTCTCTGGACACCAGATGCAATTCTATTGTATCCACCAAATAGTCCGGGGTTATTTCTACCCCTATTTACATTCCTATTTATTGCACTGCCAAGTCCATGTTCTCTAACATCACTCACAGTTTGTCTTATATTTGAAACAGTATTTCTAACTCTCTGACCAAGTGTTGGTCCTCCAAATAAACCTCTTCTCTCTGATCTATTTGAACTAGACCTTGAAGATGAAGAGCTTTTACTCTTACTTTTTGAAGGAGTTCTACTGGGTGCTGTTGTACCTCTAGGAGTTCTATCGTAGGGGTTTCTATTTGCTGCTCCAGAAGTTGATCTACTTGAAGAGCTTCTGCTGCTTCTTGAAGACTTTCCACTAGAAGACTTAGAGGAACTCTTACTAGAAGACTTAGAGGAATTTTTACTTCTACTGAATAAACCCATTATAGTTCTCCTTTAAGTCTTTTGTTCTCTCTCTTAAGTTCATCAACCTCTTTAATAGCACGTAGTAAATAATTTAACATAACTGTTTCATATTCAGCATCACTATCAATTCTAGGTGAAATATTCTTCTTTAAATTTTCATCAGAAAATATAGCACCATCACCCTCTCGGGTTTGAGCTGCTATATCAGTTGGTTGTGCTGTACTCAAAGTATCAGTACCCGGTTCTCCACCAGGAACTGCTTCGCTATCCATTGCTTGTTTTAATACATCTTGTATAAGTGGTCCCCAACTACTATTTTCCATGTTATGCCCCCGCTCTCTTATTCAACTCTCTAACAAGATCAATAAGAATTGGTTTAAGTTCATCAGTTGAAATAAATTTACCCATTTTACTATCACCAACTGCACCTTTACCAAGCTTTGTACTTTCTAGTTCTTGAGCAATAACACCTTCATGTTTCTGCTCACTATCATCTTCATCTTTGTAATGATATGATACGGGTCTTACTTTTGCAATAAGTTCATCAATTGAACTTCTTTTACTATCAATTTCTGTTATATCTTTCTTAAGGTTTTCATCTGAGAATAAAGCACCAACTCCACCTAATACAGAACCAATACCACTAAACATGTTTGACTGCTTCTGGTTTCCAGCTTGCTGTTGAGCAGCACCCTGTTGAGATAAAGCAGAACCCGCTCCCGTTTGAGTACCGGCTGCACTGATCTGCTGACCACGTGCTGTTGCTTCTCTACCCGCTAGATCAGAACCTTGCTGCATACCAAGCTGAGTTGCCTGTCCATATCTACTACGTCCCGTATCCATACCTTTCTGAAGAGCTCCCGAATAAGTATCCGCAGCTCCTCTTCCTGCCAATAAAGCACTCTGACCACCAGTAAGTCCGGCGGTCTTTGCAGCTTTAAGAGCTTGTCTTGTTGCTCCTGTAGTAGCGGTTTGAGCTTCTCTTCCAGCACTCTGTGAAGCAGCAGCATCCTGCTTTTTCATAAAGTCTGCAGCACTTGAACCCATATCTGCCTGAGTTCGAGCAGCATATTGATCCGCCTGAGCACCCATTTGACCCGCTCTTTGTCTAGCAGCAGTACCAGCAACACCGGCAGCTTTACTTCCCGCTTCTATATGTTTGGCAGCCTGAGCTTGTGTCGCAGCACCTTTCTTTCTATCTTCTCCGCCAAATAAATTACCAAATAAACCCATTTATCTACTCCTCTGTGTTGATATTGTTCCCTTACCCGCTTGAGCAAACTCAGCCGATACAGAACTTATTACTATTTTATTTTCACTCTCTATTGTAAGAGAGGAACCTAAAGCTTTTGCATTACCCGGTTGTATCCGGATAGTTGCATAACCATTCCTATCATAGTCTTTAGCACTTAAATTAAATAGCTTATCAACACTATCGTAACTCTGCTCATCGAAAGATGACACAGATAATTTTACACTAATGTTTTCTTTTAATTCATTATATATAGCCACCACATACTCTTTAAGTATACTTTTGCTATTAGTACCAAGACCATAATAAGCCGTTTGATATTTAAGAGGTACAACCTCACCTTCATTACTAAAGTTGTAGTTGTATACTGTATCTACACCCCCAGTTGGTTTTACTTTGAAAAGTATACCATTCACTGTATTGTAGGTATTAAGTATACTTTCATCTGGTTTAACAATTTCAGATATAATACTATCTCTGGTTGTATAAACCCTATCACCTTCAGTATCCAACCACAAAGTATTCTCCATTACCGAGTATACTCCATCTTTTAGTTTATCTACTTTAGAGAAACGTTTTGCTTTACTTAAGTTTCTACCACCAGAGAAGATGAATAGTGAGTTATCAAACTTACTCTTAAAGTAGGTTTCAATTGGTGTAGTAGCTATATATTCCAAACCGGTAGCAACTGCTGTCTTAACAGGAGTGGATATAGTGCCATTAGTTTTACTTATCAAGTAGATGTATAGTCCATCAAACGCATAGAGTTGTCCATACAATTCAAAGAACTTGTACTCACCCGATAAAGTATTCGCCAACATGTATACATCTTTCCCATCATCTAGTACAACCGTATTAGAACCTGACACTGCAACACCATCATTATATATAGCACCAAGAGAGGGTGGAAGACTTTCATCTTCTAAGTATATAGTATTAAGTTTTGTAGCATCAATTACTTCCGAACCATCTGATAATGTTGATACAAAATAACTGTTATCATAGAAGGTATCTATAATATAGTTGCTTAAAATATTTGTCACATTTGGTATTCCAACACCAACCAATTCAAAATTAGATGCATTAAAACCATCAATAGCTATCAACTTACTTCCAACATCAATAGAGTTACTAAAGTCTCCTGAGAAACGAGATGCTAGTGCAGTTTTGGTTGTTGCAACAGAGCCAGTAGATGTATATAGTGTTCTACCATTAAAGTCTATAGAACCAACTTCCAATTCTTCTTCTACAGTATCAATAAGGTTTAGAGGATGGATGGTATTTATCTTAAGTACTCTATCATCTACACTCTGAATTATATTACCAATATCAGTACCAATTTTCACATAATAATACTTACCTTTATATCTATAGATAATTTTATCATCATCAAAGTAGGGTGTCCAACCGGGGTCAAACTGTCCAACATCTGAAATAAGAGTACCTACATTATCATCTCCAGAACCATCTATAATGCCAACAGAGAGATAACCCTGAACACTGGAAATAAAGTTATTCCTAAACTCTAAGTTGTTTGCTGCAGTAGTTCCAGGACCATTTGTCAGCTTACCATATGCACTTATATTTGTATCGGTTTGAGACTTTAATAAGATAGCATTAGATGATGAACTATTAAAAAGTGGTGAATATGACGTATAAATATCCGCACTTGCATCCTTAAAGATAGCTTCAACATAACCATAGCCAGATATACTATTTTCATGGAGTAGTGCTGTAATATCCATGCCACCATTATTAGACCATATTACCTTGTCACTAAAATTTGTATTAAAGTCGACATAACCAATATGTCCCAAGTTATTCAATTCAGTAGATGTTATAGTATCAGCATTGGCCGTATTTGTTAGAACATGTCTAGTAAAACCACTATATGTTTGAGGAATTGCCCACTCACAGTTTATATCTTCAACAATATTAAAACCTTGGTCGAGTGAACTATATAACTGTCTTGAGTTACCTGGTACTCCCAATATATATTTACCATTCTCATATTTATAACAATAAACAGAGTTTAATTCATTACTCTTAATTGGTATATTTATTCTTAGTGCTTCATCTAAATATGTTTCATTCCGGTATATGCCCTCTTCATCTACTGTTACATAGGCTAAAAATTGTCCATAAATTGTAGCGTGTATCTTATTTTCTATAACATCTACACTACTGTATTCTACAGTCTTGTTACCAATAGCAGTCCAACTATTACCGCCATTAGATACGTATGCATCATTATAAGTAAATACAACAACCTTATTATTAAGCTTCACCGCTTTACTAAGGTTTCCCGTAGTCCCTATATCAGCTTTGGTTCCATAAGGTCCTGTACCAGTTCCAGTACCATCAGCATATTTCCAATTAGCCCCATCATAAGAGAAAACTCCATCATCCTGTAGAAAAACTACAGTACCACTTATATCATCCATTGGAACAATACTGTCTATACCATTATCACCCTTAAAGTGCAACCATTCAGCTTTACCATCATTTATATAAGTTCCATCACCTAATGTCCACGCCCAGCCATTTACCGGATCATTACCACCAGATGCCAAGTCCCAAGTACTGTCAAGGCCGTTCCTACCGGTAAGTAATAATGTGTTATCTTGATCTCTCCATTTTATACTTACAGGCCATGAACTATTGGGAATTACACTTTGACCAAATGGAGCATTAGTTCCGGGACCAGAGTTTGTACCATCATATTTATATAATATACCATCTTTATAAGTTGATACATCACCTAAAAACCCTAAAAAAACAAGTCTATTTCCAGGTATTACCAATAAACCGGCTAAACTTTGCTGGGTAGTTTGGCTTAAGTCATCTTGTGTATAATGTAGACCAGTACCAGTTCCAGTACCATCATAATACTTCCAGTTAGTTCCATCATAAGACGAAATACCACCTTCTGACGAAACTATCAAGTCACCACTATAACTAACCGCCCGCCTACAGCTTAATATATAGCTACTATAAGGTCCTGTACCACTTCCTGAACCATCGGGCCACTTCCAGTTTGCTCCATCATAAGAAAAAATACCTCCAGAGGTACCATAAACTAACATTCCATTCCAGCCATGAGTAAAAAATATACCACTAAAGCCAGAACTAGAACTAGTTTGTAATATTACTCTCTGATCATTAAACAACTGATACCAATACTCATCTACACCCTTGTAATAAGATGTTGAGTGGGCACCAAGAGAAAATATATCATTATTAAAATTAAGTAGAGCTAGTGATATATTTTCTACAACATAAGAGGTTGATAGATCAAAGTGTATACCCGTACCCGCTCCAGTTCCATCAAAAAATTTCCAAGCTGTTCCATCCCAAGAAGAAATTTTAATATTTTGGTCTTGATACATTAGCAACTGCTCTGATGTTCCATTATTAAAGTTTAGGAAAAATTGGTATCTTTCAATGGGGCTATCATTATCATTGATAATATAATTATAATAAGGTCCTGTACCAGTTCCAGTACCATCATAATACTTCCAAGCCGTTCCATCCCAAGATAAAACTCTAAAACCATTTTCAGTTGAAGACTTATAATAAGATGCAGATATTACTAAAGTACCTTTGTGCATTATCATATCTTTTGTAGTCGTGTATTGTGGTCCAAACCAATAAGGTCCTGTACCAGTTCCAGTACCATCGGGGTTTTTCCAAGCCGTTCCATCAAATGAATATAAGCCACTATAATTAGAACCTGCAGGTTCTCCTTCAACATATAACATATTACTATCATTATCTGCTACAACTTTATCAACATTATTTATTAACGCATAGGGTTGCAGTCCTGCACCACCGCCATTACCTTTCGTCCATCCACCAACAGGATCCCAGTTTGCAACACCATCTGGATATATTTGATAACCAACCCATTGATCTCCATACTTTACAATTCTTCTCACATCATTCGAAAAATAATAAGGTCCTGTACCTGTACCAGTTCCATCACCCCACTTCCAGTTAGTTCCATCATAAGAGTGTATACCCAGCCCGGTACCTTGTGTTTTTTCAACTATTAAAAAACCACCATCAGAACGAATTATAACATCTTCACCCTGAGTTCTTACATCGTTAGAATATAAACCCGTACCCGCACCCGTACCATCAGCATATTTCCAAGCCGTACCATCCCATGAACTTAAGCCAGTATCATCAACAACAACAACCGCACCTTCATATACTGCTGCACTATAATACTCACTGCTTCTTAATGTTATAACATCTTCTTCGGGGTTTTTACCAGCTTCTCTCAATAAATAAGCAGTATTACCAGACCTGAAAATAAACTCGTATTCAGTATCAAAGTCCATATTATCCCGATGTATGAACGATATTGAGGTGGCAACATCGTCGTCACCAATATCATTAAATAAAATATCTCTACTTTGTAATATAATATTGTTTGTATCATATTGAGTTACTGTTATAACTTTTTCTGCATAATTTAATGTTATATAATTACCCGCACTATCTAATACTACATCCTCAGTACCTTCAATTTCCAACTTAAACTCTATACCACGAGCATCAACTTCACCGATCTTCTTATCATTGATGAAGATATTTCTAGTTTCACCGGTTATAGTAGTAGTTATCTTCTGCCCATCATTAGTATAGTCGATAGTATCTGTAGTAGAAACTACTTCTGTTCTATAGAGGTTTGTGATACCCCCATCTCTTTCAATACCCGTATTATGGATGGCTGCAGCATCTTCGCCAAACTTCTTAACCTGTTGGTCAATAGTATCAGTATCGATACTCTTTAGGAGGTTTATATCTATCCTGTTCATTAGTATCCCCTTAAGTTATTACTATATTCGTTATTTACTCTCTCTGGTTTATAGTCATCCCTTCTCATAGTCTCTGCCATTTCCATCCAAAGCTCAGACAACCTCGTCTTAATAAGAGTTGGATCACCCTGTGCTTTTCTTGTATAGTCAATTGCGGCACTGTATGCAATTATTGTTGGCACTATATTAAGTGGGTATTCTATATCCGTATCATCTGAATTACCAATAGTATTTACAGAACCATTCTCTGGAGTTCCTGTAATTATATGGTTTGTACTATTATACCCTAAAGAACCCTCACCCCATTCAGTAAAATTATCATCTTCATCTAGTCTGTAAATGATCTGATCTACAGAGAAGAATGGGTAGGAAAACATCTCAACTCCGGCAGTTACTATCACATCACCATTCTTTTGCAGTGATGTAATACCATATACGTTAGTTGAGAGGTAATATCTCTGACCAGTCACACTAATATAGGGGCAGTCGTAAAGGAGGGATGCATCGAATGTTTTTACTACACCCGTCTTTAAGTTGTAAGACTTAGTTTCAGTTTGTCCAATATTTACATAGTAATATACATCTCTTACTATTGAGGGTCGGTATGTTGATACATCAATGTCATCTACCAATTCAATAGCACTACCATCTGGTTTAAGTTTCATAAGTGAGTTACCATCTACAAATAGTATATTGTTTTTGTAATATAGTGGAAAGCTTATATCAGTTCCACCACTATATATTACTTCTGGAGTAGTACTATTCTCATTGTATAGAGTAATACTAGTTTCACTACCCTGAATTACAGTTGAACTATCTTTTACTGCCCACTCATCCCAAATAGAATATACTTCAGATAAGTCTTGGTTGAATGCAACCTTAACATCGGGAAGTTGTATAGTTTCTGGAGGTGGATAGTATGTTATCTTAATAGTTGGCCAACTCCTTGAAGACTGTATCCAAAGTTTGTCCGCCTTAAAACGGTATTTAGGTGCTCCCGCTCTATTTCTTTCAGATAGAGAAAACTTATCCATAGTAGTCCAAACATCACCATCTTTATAGTCTACAGTTCTGAGTTTATACATGTTTGTTGGTAGTTCAAACTCAAACGTATAAGCATCATCTGTAACTCCATCTTGCATTGCATACTCTTTAGTCTCTATGAAATAGTCATCATCATTGTCAGTAATATGAGCGTAGATATTTCTCCATGCTTCATTTAGTGAGTTCTTCTCATCATCATAAGTAATAAATTCTGAGTTTGGTAAGTCAGCTAAGCTTCTGGCTCTCTTGTTTAATTCAGATGCCTTCATTTAATTATCTCCTTGTAATTTTCTTCTTCAGTAACATATGGTGATCGTTGTATGTTCCCATCCCATCCCTTACTAATTGAATAGTTTGTCTGGGGTTGTACGGGTAATTCATCAACAACCTTAATATATTTATTATATTCAATTTCTGGTAATGCACTTAAGCTACCATTATATCTTTCTTCTTCAGTAACATAGGGGATGAATACATTTCCCATCCACCCTCTCATAACTATAGTATTTTCAGCACCATCAATAAATATGGGGAAGTATCTCTGACCACCCTCTCCTTTTACTATGATGGCATTATCAGCTGGTTGAGTTATTACATCAACTCTAAAACCAAACTGTTCATTTACAGTAATAATAGTATTTTCTGTTTGAGGTTGATAAACGAAACGTCCTGAAGTTTCACTCACCAACGTTATAGTATTTTCTGCTGGCTGTGTTGGTTTGAAAACACCCTCTGCTTCACCAACAGTTATTGTAATATTTTCTGCATTTCCACCAACATTTGGTGCTAAGTTACCACCCTCATTTACCGTAATTAAAGTACTTTCTGAGGGATATACATTAACACTATGCCCACTAGTTTCACCTAGTGCAATAATAGTATTATCAGCTGGTTGAGTTTTTGTAGCTACTTTGTGAGCACCATTTTCTCCTACAGTTATGACTGTATTCTCTATGAGTAATATAGGAGGTTCATATCCCGAAGTTGCAACTGTTTGTGTATCTCCTGCCACAGCTGATATAGAGTTTGTGTTATTAAAATTACCAATGGATGAAAAACCAACCGATGATGATATACCTGTTATCTGTACATCAGCTGCAATACTTAATGTATCATCCTCATTGACTTGCATCTTTACTAGGTAATATGCGGGTGTTGACTGAGTGTATGCTATATTTATTATACCATCTGATATCTTTGCCGAACCCCACATACCTTCAGCGTTTCTATAAATTGGGTTTGAGTTTATAGCAGTTGAAGTATTATCTAATAGTGTTAGGGGACTAGCATCTGATGTCCATCTGTATAAACCCGCTCTTAAGTCTAATACACCTCCCGAAGCATCTTCGGTATAATATACAACTACATCCGTATCTGATATTGCATGAATATAATGTACACAACCATATACATCTATTGTTGGGTTTGATATGACAACCTGTCTTGTTGTACCCGGAGTTATTACAGTTCCACTTATGTTATAAGTTCTAACATCTACACTTTGTGCATCACTTACAGTTGAAATATAAACTCTAGTTCCATTTGCATTAACATCATTAGCAACCCAGGCACCTCTATTGGCAACCTCTAAATAATATTCAGTATTTAAGTTTATATCATCACCATTTGTTATAGTTAGAATACGCTGCTGACAACTTATAATAGCTGCGCTAGAATAAGTTACATGGACAGTATTATCATCTATCTTAGCTAAGCCAAAAACTTTTGATGATGCTAAGTTACCCGTTGATAGGGTTTGCGGAGTACCAAAGCTTATGCTTTTAGCTAATTTGTTTATTGTACCCACTATAACAGACTGGTTTAGTGTTGAACCCGAGTTGTATGCTATCATTACACGAGTATCATCTAGCACAACCATATCAGAGAATTCTAATATGTTGGAAGACAATACTACCTTAGTGCCATACTCAATATCAGAACCAGTATATTTACAAACTTGAACAGTAGAATAGTTTGAGTTGGATGCATCTCTATATAGATAGACAAAGTACTCACTATCAAGTCCTTCTATATTCTTTGCCCAATTGAGAGACGTCGACTGTTGTTCGCTAAATAATACTGATATATCTGCCATTATAATTCCTCAGGTGCAACATAGTTTGGGTTGATAACTACACTACCATTATCCCAAATAAACCCATCACCTACAAAACCTTCAATAACATCTTCAATTTGATGTACATTACAGTTTGCACTTGATAAGTCTGAGTAAGTTAAAATATGACTACCATCCTCTAATACTACAATAGTATTATTAGTAAGAAAGTAGTCTCTTCCATAGTCTTTAATTAAACCCGTGTCATGTTCTACTAAAACATTATACATCTAAAACCTCCTTAAGATATTACTGTTGGGGGTGAAGACAATGCGCTCTGTTTAATTTGAGCAATAAGTAGTGGGTTTGCCGGACCAACATTTACACCGATGGGAGTTGTTCCATCTGTATCAACGAAGTGATGTACGGAAATTAAGTTGTTTGATACATCGACCAGAGCCCAACCATATAAACTATGAGTGTTTGTAAAGTCATACTGTGCAGGTGTCCATGTACCATTTTTATTTACAGTATCATAAGTCCAACTTGCTGTTTGTCTAGTATATGACGGATCAACCAATTCTGTTAAGTTGGCAAATTCTAAAGTCTGAGCCTCTGTAAAGTCTACAGATATTAGTAAGTGCTGGTTTCCTGCAGCAGTCTGTGCAGACACAATAACATTCTGATAGTCATTTGTAGTAGTCATTTAAGACCTCCTTGTTTCTTTATCTATATAGCCACTAGTATTTTATTAAGTATACTTTATAAAAAAAAGAGAGCCGAAGCTCTCTTTTTTAAATAGTATTAAATATTTGTTTATACTTAAGGTGCATCAAAGTCAATAACACATGCATGAGCAGTATTATGAATTACGAAGTTTGCATAAACCTGCATAGAAATTTCCATTGCAGGACCATCATCAGTATCCGCACCATCTTTAACAGTGATGTAGTCTTCAACCATAAGGTCATAGTTTGTACCAGGTCCATCACCTTCGCTCTCAACATCAGGAGTTCCAGGGTTGTTACCAGAAATACCATCGTCTGTCATAGGTGCACCACCAAGAGAAATAAGCTCAACAACATCCATATCAAGGATGTAAGCTGTTCCCTTAGGGCAATATGGGTCATCATATATATCTTTTACCCAAGAAGTAGAGAACATGAAAGAAACTTCTTCCATACCTTTAGCAGCAGAATTCTTTTTCTTACTATCTCCACCAGAGTTTGTTGACTGCCAGTAGCTAGTCTGAGCTTCGATCTCAGATATAATAGTTGCATAGTCTTCATCATTTACGATGATCATGTTAGGTACACCACCCGCTCTACGAACGGCTCGAACACCACGAACGACAGCGTCTGCAAATTTCTCAGCAGCTGCTCTCTGAACATATTGACCAGCAAGTCTATCAGTAGCAACACTTCTATCAACACCATGGAAAGGAGTTGAGATATAGTCATCCCAAGCTGCACCAGTTCTACCAGCAACGATAGAAGGTACCCAAGCTGCAAGACCCTGAGGGAAGAGAGGAGTAGAACCAGAACGTCCACCCTCATAACAAATAAAACCAGCATCTGAGAAACCACCGGCTTCAACAACTGCAGGAGTAAATGTTACTGCAAGACCATCAACCTTAGTAACTGTATAAGTAGTACCAAGAAGAGCATCTCCAGGAGAACCTGTAGAACCATCAGTAACTTGGAATTTAGTTCCAACGTCAATTTTGATAGCCATAGAAGCATCGTTGAATACGAATGAAGTACCACCCTGTGGAACAGCAACTTGAATTCTACCAATTTCACCATAACCAAAACCATAGAGAGTAGCCGCAAGACCCTTTCTAATGTTTTCGTTTGCAGCGAAGAAACGAGAAGTCTGTGCTTTAAGGAAAGAACCTTTGTTCTTTTCGGTAGCAAGAATTTCTTTCTTAGATACATTGTATGCAGTAAATAGCTGACCAGGAGCCACCTTAAACTGTGCGTTTCTAGCAGACGAAGCAGCATTTGCTACCGCTTTTGTGTGTGATGCAGTGATGTTACCACCCGATCCATACATAGATGCGAATGCATATTCTTCACCACCAACTCTACTCTTACTAATTGCTTTCAGTACGGGTGAGTTTCTAAATAAAAGGTTTTCAACACCTTTTTCAGTATACCAAGTTTTAAGTAATTGTCCTAAACCGGTAGTATCAGTTGTAATAGCCATAAATTATCTCCTTAATATCGTTTTTCTTTTTTAGCTAATTTCTTGACAAAGTCCATTGGATCTTCATCGTCTTCTTTTTCTCCAATAGCATCTTCTAATGCTTCTGAAGGATCGAGTGATACGGATGCAGCTTCTACACCGGGTAGTCCCATTATTCCGCCCATTCTCTCTTTTATCATCTTGATCATACCTTCAAGACTTTTTTCTTTGTCCCACTCTTCATCTTCACGATCCCAACCATCTCTATCACTATTAAGACTATCAAGAAGGTCTTCGATCATGTCAGTATCGTAGGCTTTGTTGTAGGGGTCCATGAACTGTTCGAGGTCACCACTATAGCGTTCTCTTAATTCATCAACATCTTTTTTTCTTAAATTCTCTTGATACATCTCATCAATGCCACCAAGAAATTCATCAAGGAAGAGCTTCTCCATACTATCAATACGTGTAGCTAAGTGTTCTACAACTTTCATTAGTTTCATATTGTCCATATCGTATCCATTCTCCCTTTCTGCGATAAGTGCCTGAAGTAGCTGATCTTTTTGCATCTCATCTAAATTCTCTAATTCGTACATTGTCTACTCCTATCTATAATATATAGCCACTGAAAAACTTATGTGGCCCTAAACCTCTATGAGGTTTTTTTACTGTTACATGCCACCCATTAATTGTTCGGGTGTCATCCCACTTGGCATTCCAGCGGGTGTTCCACCGGGTAATACTGCTGCTTGTTCTGGAATTGGCATACCATTTAAGTCTGTTGGTGCTGCTCCCATTTCTTCTGCTACAATTGGGTTACCAAACTCATCAACTTCAGGAGGTAATTCTTCCATACCAACATCTTCTGGTAATGGTTCTTCCGCTGGAGGAGCTTGCTGTTCCATAATTGTATTGTTGATCTGATCGATCTGGTTTTTAACCTTAATAAGTAATACAGTAAGTCTGTTTACAATTTTAGGGTCTTCATCCGCACTATCAAGTCTCATCATAGTATTTATGATCTGTCTATACAACATATTAAGATCAACTATCTCAAAGAACTCATAGTTTTCATCCTCTACCGCTCTCTCAATTATCTTATAACATTGGTCATAAGCAGCAGCAGATATAGAGTATGCATTCTGTAGATCGGGGAATTCAAGGAGAGAACTAATAGTTGCCGGATCAATAAGTCCCATACTATTAAGTTTCTCAATTTGTTCCATTTTAACTTTAGGGTCTTTAGATAGAGAAGAGGATGCAGAGAATTGTATAGAGAAGTTTTCCTTCTCATCTTTCAACTGTTTCCACTTAATATCAGATCGACCAAGTTTCTTAGGTAGAATGTTGTCATTGTCATCGAATATCTCAATAACTCTGATAGCAACACCCATCATAAAGCGAATATAGTTTTGGAGTAAAACGTTGTGTCTCTCACTCTCTATATCTTCCATAGTCTGAAGTGCAACACCACTATCTAAGCCAGAAGGTTTTTTACTCTGAGCGGATAGTTCTGATATACCCTCCATATTATATGCAAACTGAATAGTCATTTCAAGTAAGTTTATGTATGAAGGATCAATAAAACCGGGAGTTGAAACTTGTATTGGGTTTCCACCACTTGGAAGGGGTTGATACTCATATATATTACCCGCTTCATTTGAAACCATAGATGCTTTAATATTAGAACCTCTAGGTACAAATATAGAGTTTGAAGGTGATAATTCTGCTGCACTATATATCTTATTAGATGAGAGGTCAATTGCTCTCTGAATATCATATAGGTTATCTACCAAAGAAGTAGACTGTCCCGACTTTATTGGATCTTCATACCAAAGCATGATGACTGGTGGAATTGTATATTCTATACTTTTCTCAGAAACAAAGTTACCATTTATAATATGATACTTCTTGCCACCCTCAAGGTCGTAATAAATAACATAATTTACCAATGATAGTGGTTGTTCCTTAAGTAAGTTGAATAGTTCTCTGTGTTCCTTCTTTCTATTAGATATAACATCTTTAAGAAGTCTTATAGGATATTCCTTCTTTCTGATATAACATCTTGTTATCTTCTGTTCTTGTAATTCTGCTGGGTCGTAGTAGTATTCCCAGGGTTTAATAAGCTTAATTTCCATAGCATCTTCATCAACCCAAAGCGCACCATACTCAAATATCATAGCATCTTTAATAGCCTGGTTTCCAAGAGAATAAATTCCCTCTTTATCAAAGTATTCATCAAAGAAAGTTTGTGCATTACGGCAAACCTGCTGTGTTTTGTATAGTCCATTTATTGGGTTGAAGAAAGGTCTTACTTTAGTCTGAGACATTTTAGAATGAATTGTATTTACAGAAGATCGTATAACATTAAATACGGGAGTTTTAGTTTCCTTATCAAACATATTAAACTTTCTTGAATAAACATAAGGTTTTACCCTCTTCTTCCAGATGTTTTCAGACCTTGCACCATTTGAAGTATATCGGTTGAAGTTTCTACGATACTTATCTTCTCTAGTACTGAAATGGTTGTTTAGCATATCAATATCACTTGCTATTGTTTTCTTATTCAACATTTACCATTCTCCTTAATAGTCTTTGCCATCAGCATATGCATCAAATTGTGTCATAGGCTTTATTTTTATCTTAGTACCATCTGTCATGGTTACTTCCATCATTACACCCTGAGTAGCATTGTTTATCATCTGCTCAAGGAATTCATACTTAAGAGGTTGCTCAACTAGGAGGTCGTACTTAGCTTGCTGCTTAGCTGCTTGTTCATACACCTCTACTATTTTGGCCAAAGCTTCTTTAGGTATCTTGTTTTTATTAAACATTTATTTCTCCTCTCTATAATATATAGCCACCGAAAACATAGTCTTTTCGAGAATATTTAATTGTTACTAAACATATATATCGGACGGAGTGCATAAAGTACTGCATCCAACATATCTGGGTGAAAGGCTGTATCATCTACTGTTCTAGTTAGGTTGTCCAATTCATCCCTCTTAAATATAGTTTTTAAGGCTTCATTTTCAAACACTCCTCCCTTAATAACCTTAAAGTTTCTCTTTCTTACATCTTCCTGTAACTGTTCTATACCAAAGTCTTTATTAGCTTTGTATGCATCTAATACGGGGAGGTTGTGTTGTGTAGATAGTTCAAATGATATCTTCTTAATTCCACCCGCAGTATCTGCAAATATATTAAAGTCTTTGTTGGTTAGGTTGGCAAACTTAGGATCGGTATTTATATATTCAATTCCCGCCTTAATAGCATCAACCAACTCTGTTACTCCCGTTCTTCTACCCTTATACTCATATACCAAATACTTTCTTGAGGGGTTAGAGATGGAATACATAACGATGGCAAAACCATCTGCATCATCAAAACCATAGTCTAAACCTGCACTAAATTGTACATCTGTTACGGGTTGTGTAGCCATCCAGTTTAACATTTCCTGTTCTACTATGAAATTGTCATCCTCCAGTCTATATACTAAAGCATCATCATCATATGATATCTGACCTAAATACTCCCTCACATATAGAGGTGAAGTATCGGTAAGTCCCTTATCTTCTTTGATCTTATCTAATACTTCCTTATAGTTTGGTATGAAGGGGTTGTCTGTGATGTTCCAGTTTAATTTAAGTGCTCCATTATCCTGTGTCCAAAGTGTTTCCCAGTATGTTCCTCTTACTCTCGGACCCGTACCCGTTAGTATTAATTGTCCATCTCTATCCAATAGTGTAGGTTCTACTATACTATCTATTAGGGATATCAAACCTTTCTGAGACTGAACCTCATCTATAATTACTACATCCCACTTTGTACCTCTTATCTTCTCTCTCTCATCAATAGAACTATTACCCTTAAAGTGTATCTCTCTTTCACCAATTGCAATTAGTCCTTCAGTTCTACTCTTCTTCTCTATCTCCCAACCTAATTCCTCTATCAGTTTAACTACTGCATTAAAATATAGATCGACAGTTGTAGTATGAGTTAGACCGATAATAAGTACCTTACCATCATCCTTAGATGTCATAACATCTACTGCTTTTAATATATTAGTTTCAGACTTACCCGCTCTACGACCAGCCATGTTATATATTCTCTTATTCATAGAAGATAAAACTCTTTGCTGGTAGTCATGACCTAATTTATATATCCTATAAGACTGAAAGTCTGCATCTTCCCTCTTACTCTTATTAAGTTCTCTATCTATCTTCTCTAATATATCATCATCAAATAAACGTTCAAAGAACATTTTTGCAGCCCATCCCCCTTTTAAAGCGGATGACTGCACTTCTTGCATATAAGCAGTAACGAATGGTACAGTTTTATTCTTATACCTTGTTGGATGAGCTAAGCTATCTTTAAATAATTCTTGGGCAAATGTTCCATAGCCAGAACCCTTAGGTCGACCTGGTGAATTGGAGGGTTGTCCCTTCTGTTGTAAGTTTTTTTTAGCTGCTGCCATTTGTTTAGCTGTTTTAGCCATGAAAACCTCCTATTGTTTTGTACTGTTTATCTATATAGCCATTGAGATGATATAAAGTATACTTTAGTGATAAAAAAAAAGTCCACTTGGATGAGTGGACTAAAAAAAGGTGAAAATATATAAAAGTTAAGGGGGAGTTAAGCCCTTACATTTAACTATGCTATTCTCTCGTACTATTAACAAATGTTTCAAATTGATCTTTGTCTGATAATGCTACATAGAATTGGGCCAACCTATCTATATCAGATGCATTTTTACTATTAACTCTAATGCTCTCCATTATCTTCTCCAACTTCTCCATCTTAATATTCATACCCATATTTTCTAGCTTTTCATAAGCTTCAATTACTTCTTCATCTACTCCTATAAGTAGGAATTTAGCCTTTAAGTTATCCGTCATTTTCCCCTCCTACTAGCTTCATATACTTTCTTAAACTTAATAAACCAGTCATCGATATCAAACTCACCCTTTCTTCTACTAAGGAAGCGTTCAACCAACTTATGACACCCCGCACATAGTAGAGTAAAGTTTTCCCTATTATGTACATCTTTGTACGTTTTAATATCATCATTATGATGGTGAAGTTGAAGAGCTCTTCTTTCCTTACCATATTTCTTTACACCACAACAAGAACACCTTGCATCATATTCTTTAATAAAAGATAGACGAAATTCCTTCCAAACCTTAGATGCTCTAAAGTTTCTCTTTATCTTAGCTTCATCCGTCTCAACTGGTTTTTTCTTCTTCATTGGTATCTTCTTGTACATTTAATTCCTCTAGTTTTTCAAAGTTTATAGCAACAAACAAAACACCCCCATCAATAGCCTTCTCTATAAAACCAAACTTTTTTAATAAATTTAATATACTATAGATGGCTGCTTCTTTCAAATTAGTATTCTTACACATCCATTTGATATTGGGTTTAAACCACATGAATGCATTCTCTCTTACTATTGCAGTTTCCTCATTACTCAACTGTGCAATTAGGTTTGCCATAATAGCTGCACTCATTGGTGATCTAGTTGTATTAGCTATTCCTTGTATTATCGTTTCTCTTGACATATTACCTCACTTTTTTTAATATATTTTATCTTTCCATTTACTTTTGTATACCAACCATTACAGTTTTTCCAAACGTCACCTTCTTTATATTTAGTCTTTTTCTTACTCATTAGTAATTTATGTGTATCATCTCTATCATAAGTTTTCATTCCCTTATGTGCTTCTGATATTTTTATACAAGTTTTTTTAGAAACAACTTTATTCTTATGATGGTGTGATATGTGTTCGGCAACTGTCATCATTATTAAATTTTCAATACTATAATTTAATTTATCTTCATCTTTATGGTGAATAACAAAACCAGTTGGTATTGGGCCATTATACTGTTCCCATATATATCTATGGAGTTTGCCATTTATAGTATTATCATAATATCCATCGTGTAAGCTCCACACTATACCATCATAGATGATACTACTATCTTTTATTTTTCTCATTTCTGACATCCTTATTATTTTCTAATATATACCATTTCATTAAAGCTCTTAATACCTGAGACATAGTTAGACCATCTTCTAGGCAAGTTTCTTTAAATACTTGTTTTAATTCATCTTCTACTTCTGTTATAGTTATTCTTTTCATCTTTTATTCTTCCATTGGGTATAATTCTTATAATTCAAAACCTTCTTTATTTTTATCAATATCTCTGCATTATCCCTTATAAACTTCCTACTAACACCACAATTCTCCTCTAAGAATAGGAATGTTTTCTTATAACTCCACCCCTTAGATAGAGCTATATAAATTATAGGTCCATTATCCATATCTTTGAGTTCATTTGGTAATTCTTCTATTGGTGTGGGTTTTTCTTTATTAGGTGCTACTAGGTTGTATTGATCTTCTATATTATATCTCTTCTCATCATCTATTTTATACTGTCTCGACCAAACTACCTTCTTAAAGAGTAGGTGGATGTAGGCGTTTATATTAACAACCTTAGCACCCTTCTTATCTAAATGATACTCAAAGAACTTACTCTTCATATCATGTATTATTTCCTCCATCCGTGCCTCAGATACGTAGCAACTGTGCTTCTTCATCATTGAGTAGACGACCTTCTTAATTGGTACATCTAATGCTTTATAAAGAAGCGTTGCATTTGTATCTGTGGGGTTGGATAGGTAATTATGATATTGTATCATTGTTATTAAATATGCCTATACCAAGTTTTACAATTATTATTGATATCTTTTGATATCATATAACAACTAATATTATTATCATTACTTGCTTCTTTTATACTTGCATATAATTTATTAGTGTTTTTGTTTATTACAGGTATACTACAAAACTTTCCACTTCTATTTGCAGCCTGCTCTTTATGTGTAGACCATCTTAAATTAGATGTAATATTGTTAAGCTTATTCCTATCGATATGATCTACAGTTGGTTTATTATCGGGGTTTTTTAAAAAAGCTTCAGCTACAAGTGTATGGGCTTTTTTATTTATATAGTTTTTATTATCAGTATATAATACAAAACTATAATACATCTTTTTTTTTACACCAACTTTCCTTGGCATCAGCCACTTATTATTTATAAAGCTCCATACTTTGCCATCTTCTGTTACTGCATATCTTTCTTCATATCCAATTATTGGCCTAATTTGTTTTAACATATTTAACTCCTACTATAAATTGCTGTAGTTCGGGTAGGCTACAAGGTACCAACCTTCCATGCGAACCATAATATCCACTATCTGCACTTTTATCTAAATAAAATTGTTCTCGGTCATATCCCATCCACCATTCAATTAGTTCTTTATGTTTGAGTATATAATATCTATCTGGATATCTATATATTAAGTATCTATTAGTTATAGTTGGATGTTCCTTAAACTTTAACGACCAACCCGGTGAATTTGTATTTGAATTACTAACCACTTCAAAGAAAAAATTCTGCCATATTTCATGTATAATTTTTTCTTCAAAAATAGCTTCACCTATAATATGTACGTCCCCCCACTCCTGTTCTGCTTTTGTTTCAAACCTTTCAAAATTTCCAAACTTATTATATAAGTTTTCATCAAACCACTCTTCTACTGGTTTATTTTTTTTGTTTTGATCATGATAGTCATATGTCATAATTTATCTCCTTACAATTAGCTTGCAACTTTTTAGCCAATTGTTGCATTTAATTTCCACTTTTTACAAAATTTTTCTTTAACTAATTCTGTACCACTATCTTCAACATTAGTAGTAAGTAAACTCTTAGCAAACCCATCAAGCTTATCATCTCTATAAATACTATATATATCCTTCTCAACTCTATCTTTTTCGGTGCATCTTATAATTATTATATCTTCTCCCGTAAATGCATCTTCTCCCTCTATATATCTATTATAATACTCACATGTCTCACATCCGCCACATAATAATATCTTCGCTTCTTCATCTTCTGTCATAAAACCTCCTAAGAATTGCAATAAGAACTTAAGTACAGCACTTTAAGCCTTTTTGCAACTCTTATATATTTTAATTATTTCCCTATATCTAAGTTACTTTTTTAAGTTCTTATGTTCTTAAGTCCTTATTCTATACCCTATAAGAGTTTATATAAGAACTTTAAAAGAACAAGAACATAACTTTACCAAATATTTGAACCAACTCCAGCGTAAGTTTCAAACTTTTGTTGCATGTTAGTACTAAAAGTTCTATAACGTTTTCCGTTATTTACAAAGGTATTAGTTCCAGTAAGGTCTGTTAAAAAGCGTGATAATTCCCTTGAGCTTTTAATATATGCATGGCTGTAATTATCTCTCATATATTCTTTATACATACTATATATATCTCTATTCTCAATTTTAGTATTCCAACCAAGTGCCCAAGGTATCACACTGTCATCTATATTACCCGATATACAGTCATATATCCAATTTTCGTGTGGTTCGAGAGATAGCATCTTTTGGTCATCAATTGCATCAGTTTTAGGTTTAACCGACCAGTCTCTCTTTGTTAAGTCTCTTGTCTTTAGTATGTGCATCAAAGCTTCCCTACCGCCCTTTAACATATTATTATGAATTCTGGAGAAATAGCTTTTATTTTCTTTCATATTGTCGTTTACGTCTAATACAACGTACCGTCTATCACCACCCTCAATTGGTACAACCCAGTCATGGTTTGAAGCAATTACAAGTCTTGAGAAGTTTTCCATGGGTACAACATCCTTACCCTTAAACTCGATGTTTATTACATCTTCAGATATAAAAGTTTTAAGTCTTGAACCTTCACTTTTCTTACCACCCCATGTTATTTCATCAGCGAAAACTAATAGTCTATTGGCCAACTCAGAATTAAACCTTCCAACTAAAGGTCCCATATTTGTTAGGTGATGGAAAGCTTTACCAAATAGTGCGCCAAATTCTTGGATGAAGAAACCTTTACCAGTTCCCTGACTACCTCTCAATACTAAACACTTATCAACTTTATCTTCAGGATGTTGAATTATATGTGCCATCCAGTCTAATACATATTCATACAGATCATCATCACCTGAACATATATTATCTTTTATGTGGTCTAGATAACCTTGGCAGTCACCCTCAACTGGTTCATAACTCCAGCCCTCAAAGAAGTTATACTCACCTTCAGATATATTGCCTGATGGTTTGAATACTACATCATCAAAGCGCTCTGCTTTATCGTTGAGAAAACGATCGACAATTGGTTTTTCTACAACCTTATAGACAACCTCTTCATCAACAATTTTTTTAACCTTATGTTTTTCTTTTATGTTTGCCTTAAGACGTGAGAAGTTTGTGAAGTCATATTGCTTACCAATATTATCTCTTCTTATTACTACTGTCTTACCACCGATATTTGAAACAAAATAGTCATCCATAAACTTCTGCATCTCTGGGCTTTCCTGACTACCACCATCTTCTGGTATCATCATGTTTATAAGGTCGAAGTTTCCCCTCACTGCCTCTAACATCATCTCTTTGTTACTGAATACAGTCTTTAATATTGACTGTATATCTTCATACTCTTTGCTATCCATACTAGCTCCTATTGAATTAAATTTTATGTATGGATGTGTTTATTATGTATTTTATTTGTTT